CAATCCAGAACCGCAAGTGCATTGCCTTCAAGTACACCGACCCAAAGCAGAAACCATCTTGGAGGGGCAAGCGATACCGCAAGCTTGTCACCAAGCCGGATCGAATGGACTTGATCGAGCAATACATCGACCTTCGCAAGGGACGCAAAGCCGACGACCCGGACGCCAGGGAGGCCTTCCGTTTTTGGCGAGACAATCGCGAAGAGATCGAACGCGGGGCGGTGGTAAGCAATCAGGCTAGCTATTCCCGAAAGACGCACAGCGACGGCGAGCCAATGGAGCTTTCGGCAGTCCATAGCTACTTCAACCGGGTAGCCGATCGCGGCCAAAAAGCGGTTTCGACCGAAGACGACAACGATCCACCGGAGGAAGCCGGGCCGATGGGCCTTGGGATCACTCCTGCTTTGGTCGAGTCAAGGATCAGCGGTTTGGTTCGTCGGCAACTTCCGGCTAACACAGTTGCACTCACGGCGGCAATCGACTTGGGCAAATACTACCTACACTGGGTTGTAACCGCATGGTGGCATGGTGCAGGCGGCGTTGTGGTTGATTACGGCATCCAACAGGTTTACGGGACTGATCGAAGCATGGATCACGAAGCCAGCGAGCCGATGATCTATCAGGCTCTCTTGAGCCTTCGGGACGAGTTGCTAACCAAAGAATTCAGCGACACAACAGGCACTCGGCGAACGATCGATTTTTGCTTTGTGGATTCAGGTGCGTTTACCAATGCGGCTTACCAGTTCTGTCGTGAGGTCGGCGGGATCTTTCATCCGTCGAAAGGTCAAGACCCATACCATCGAAAAGCCAAGTCAACATCGACAACTATCGCAGGTGCCAACCTACACGCTCAAAAGTTGCCATCGTCCAATGTTTGGTTGTATGAACTGGACACAAGCTATTGGAAGCAATTCATCCACGAACGGTTTATGACGCCGACTTTCGACGAATCGAACATGCTTCGGCGCGGTTCGCTTTCGTTGTTCGCACTTGAGGAAGAACGCAGACACTCGCAGTACTCGCAGCATATCGCAGCGGAAGAACTGGTAACGAAGTTTACTGAGGGCAAGGGGGCTAAGACCTACTGGATGGTCAAGGATTCAAATAATCACTGGCTCGATGCGACCTACATGGCAGCGGCGGCTAGTGAGGCTTGCGGCGTAAAGCTGATTGCTCCAAGTGAGATCGAGGTACAACCGAAGCACGTTAGCGGCGATCAGCAAAAGCAAACAAAGCCAGCACAGCAAGCCTACAGGCATGGCCAGCAAAGATTCAAGCAGCGTCAAGGTGGATGGATTCCAAAGAGGAGAGGTTGATATGGCGAAGAAACTAAAGCGAAACGAAAAACCGACAACGCAAGAGATTGTTGAGCCGGTTACTACGGTTGAAGCAGTAGCGATCATCGAAGCCCCGATCCCCCGCGAAGATGAAGCAAGGCCTTGCACTCTTTGCGAATCGCGACGACCTATCGGAACGAGCTACAGCAGGGTTTATTGCACAAAGGCAAACGTTCGATATTGCAAATGCACCTACTGCGGGCACACTTGGGCGCAAGAGCGTAAATAATTTGTCTCTGTGTACTAATGGGATAGTACAGGCATATTCCAACGGTCGGCTCTCCATGCAATCCTTTGTGCATGGCATCAGCGGCAAGTCTGTTAGCACTCATCGACGCAGCTATTGAGGCTCTCTTAACCGGAGGGGCTCAACAGTATTCTATTGGCTCAAGGACGGTTACAAAGCTTGACCTGGCGTCGTTAATGGAACAGCGAAACAAGCTACTCCATCAAGTCCAACGCGAAACCGGATCGGGCGGAATCTCCCTCGGTAGAATCGTAGGGGGTGGTCGATGATTGATCGATTCATCGATTCAGTGGTATCGGCGGTAAGTCCGATTGCAGGATTGCGACGGCAAGCAGCCAGGAAAGCCCTCGCACGATCGTACCAAGGGGCCGAACCATCTAGGGTCAGCAGCAACAAGAATCCGAAAAACCTACCGGCTGACCAAGAACTGATGGGGCCATTCGGGGCCGATAAGCTTAGGGCGTGGGCAAGGCTTTTGGTTCGAGATAATGCTTACGCTTGGGGCGTAGTCGATACGATCGTTTCATCGGTAATCGGTGCGGGCATCCAAGCCCAAAGCACCTATGAGACTCCTGAAGGCGATGACATCGAGGACATAAACGACCTGCGAGATAAAGCTTGGTCGGAGTGGTCGGAAGTTGCCGACGTCAACGGCAGGTTAACGCTTGAAGAAATTCAGATCATCGCTCTTCGCGAAATGGTCGAAGCGGGCGAAGTGCTGATTCGGATTGTCAATCTACCATCGACGGAATATCGCGGAATCTCTCGACCAATTCCGATGGCTCTTGAGATCATCGAGGCCGACAGGCTAGCGACGGATCGAGATACCTACACGATGGGTATTGATCGCAAGGATGGTACGCGGGTGATTCGCGGGATCAAGGTTGACGAGTTCGGCAAACCTCTTGCCTACATGATCTATGACGATCATCCTCTACAGCCTTACGCAGTCAGCCGAACCCCAAAGGAAATCCCAGCCAGGGAGATTATTCACCTGTTCCGCCAAGATCGAGTAGGTCAAACGCGGGGCGTGACTTGGTTCGCTCCAGCGTTGGCATCAATCAGGGATCTTGGAACGTATCTCGACAACGAGCTACAAGCTTCGGCTATTGCGTCCTGCTTTACCGCAGCGATCAAAACCGAAACGCCAATGGGCAACTTGAGCAACCCAGATGCGGGAAGCGGAAGCGACAGAAACGGAAACCGTGAGCGATACCTAGAGCCTGGGCTAATCTTTGATCTTAATCCGAATGAATCGGTTGAGGTCATCAATCCAACGAGACCAAACAACAGCGCGGGCGAGTGGACGAAAGTAATCCTTCGAGGGATCGCGGTAGGTACGGGGCTGTCCTATGAGGTTGTTGCCAGAGACTACAGCCAAACGTCCTATAGTTCAAGTCGAACAAGCCAATTGGAAGATCGTCGGCGGTTCCGAATCATCCAAAAGTACATCATTAGACACCTCTTGCAGCCTGTTTGGGATCAGTTTTGCACCAGGGCGGCCATTACTGGCCTAGAAGGATTCCCCTCGTCGTTCGACATCCTGGACGATCGCAGGCGGTTTACTCCTGTCGAATGGCAGACTCCTAAATGGGAGTGGGTGGATCCAGGCGTAGAGCAACAGACAAGCGAATCGGGCATCAACTCATTTACCGCGACCTACAGCGAAGTCCTCGGGGCCCAGGGGCTCAACTTCCGAACGGTCTTTTATCAGCGGGCCAAAGAAAATCGATTGCTCAAAAAGCTTGGCTTGCAGACTCCAGAACAGCAACAACTAGCGATTTCGGCGGCTCAAACACAAGGTGCGGTTGGAACGCAACCAGCAACCGGAAGCGGTGAAATGATGGGGCTGTCAACCCAACAGTGGAACCGCAACCGAAAGGCCATTGCCAAGACCCTCGATGAGCTTTCCAGCGGGGCCATCAGCGAAGCGGCGGCCAGGGTGTTCCTATCATCGGTCGGCATGAGTGAAGCGAGCGTACAAGCCCTTATTGACGACGCAAAAGACGGATCGGTTGACACGCTACCGGCTGAGGTGACGCAATGAACAAGAGCGACCTAATCAAGCGACGAAAAGAACTCGACGCAAGACACCAAGCCAAGTCCATTGATGGCGGATCGATCGTTCGCCAGTTCGGAACCGTCAAGGATGGTCGAGCGGTGATTGCGACCGAAACTCCGATTGACATCTACGATCAGACTCGCGGCTGGATAAAGCAAGTCCTCTTAATGGATGGCGTTCGCTTCCGAAACGACAAGCGACAACTCCCAATCGTTGACAGCCACAATGATAAGACTGTTCGCAACGTCTTTGGATCAATTCGCAACATCGTTATCGAGGGCGATGAGCTTTTAGGCTTGCCTGATTTTGCGAGCGATCCAGATAGTCAAATCGTCGCGACAAGATACACCGAGGGCCACTTGAATGACTTTTCGATTGATGCACAGATCCTAGAGCGTCAATTCGTTCGAGAGGGCCAAACGTACACTACGCCAAGGGGCCAAGTGATTGAGGGGCCAGCGGAAATTGTAACCGCTTGGGAACCTCACAACGCTTCGATCTGCGCAACGGGTGCAGATCCTAATTCTACTGTTCGCAGGTCTTATGACCAAGAAAGGGTTGAAAGAATGGACGAGTCGCTTTTGGCAACTCTCAAGGGGCTCGGGTTGCCAGAAGGCATGACCGATCCAACTCAAATCATCATCTTTCTCGCAGGCAAGGCAGCAGCTCAAGCGGCTGACGAAGCGAGCGACGCTCCGATGGAGCAAGTTGAATCGATGGACGACAAGAAGCCTGAGGAAGCGATGAGGGCCGAAGCAGTGGCACCTGTCGAGGATCCTGAAAAGAAAGTCGAAGCCGAGGTTGCAAGGCAACTCAAGGCAGCAGACGACCGACGTAAAACAATCGTTGCCCATTGTACGCTTGCTAAGCTTGAGCGAAGCTTTGCAGACGCATTGGTTGACGATCCATCAGTGACCGTTGAAATCGCTCAAGAAAGGATCATCCGAAAGATGGCTTCACAACCACTAGGCGGGGCCGTCGAAGGCTCTCACATTGGCTTCGGTGAATCGGAGCAAGACAAATTTGAAAACGCAGCTAAGGCTGGGTTTACGCAGCGATGTTTCCAAGGGACTGGTAAGCGAACAGCAGCACCGAAGGCAGAGGGAGCAAGTCACTTTGCTAACCTCGGCATTTACCGTCTTGCTGAAGCTTGCGTTCGTCGCATGGGCATCGACCCTGAGAAGCACACCAAAAAAGACATCGCGCGAATGGCGATGGGACACGCTCCGACGCTCAACAACGTTAAGCGCGGTTTGGCTGATGTTTTCCATACTACAGGATCTTTCCAGAATATCCTGTTTGATGGCCTCAACAACACGCTCAGGGCGGCTTACGAAGAAGCTCCTTACACTTGGTCTTCTTGGGTTCGTCAGCGTCAAAGCGTTGAGGACTTCAAAGATATCCACGCTACGCAGTTGAGCGAATTTCAAAATCTTGAAGTCGTTCCCGAGGGCAAGGAGTATCCCGAAAAGAAGCTCAGCGACCGACGCAAGACCTACAACATCGACAAGTTCGGTGCGAATTTCTCGGTGACCTGGGAAACCATCATCAACGATAACCTTGATGCATTGTCTCGCATCCCATCGATGCAAGGCGTTGCGGCTCGACGGACTCAGGAACAGCTCGTCTATGACACGTTTTTGAGTAACCCGACGATGCCGGATGGAGTTGTTTTGTTCTCGGCATCGCACGTTAGCGGGCGAAACATTACCTCGACGACTCCAGCGGCTCCGAGTGAAACGACTCTCGACGAAGGCTTTGAGTTGATGGCAAAGCAGAAGGGTCTGAACGGCTCGGTGCTTAACTTGGTTCCATCGGTATTGCTTGTGCCTCAGCGGTACGCATCGACGGCTCTTCGGATAACGAATAGCCTTTCGTTCGCGCAGACCAACGGCAACGAAGGTATCTCAAGCCTCTACGGGGTGAACGGCGTTCGTCCATTGCAAGTGGTTGCAACTGCTTTGCTCGACAACAACAACGCGACCAACTGGTATTTGATCGCGTCAAGTTCGGTAGTCGATACCGCCGAGATCGTTTTCTTGCAGGGCGAAGAATCGCCGGTGCTGGAAAACGAATGGACGATGCTTAGCGACAAGTACGATTTCAAGATCCGTCAATCGATGGGTTGCGCGATGATCGATCATGTCGGATTCTACGGCAACCGCACCTAGTTCGGTTGATTTATCGCCCCTGGGCAGTTGCCCGGGGGCTTTTTGGGACAGCAAGAATTTTTTACAAAACAGGAATATAAAAACATGGCAGGCATGAAAGACTTCAAACCGTACGTCGATGACTTCATCGGGCCAGCGGTATCCTTTCCAACTTCGGCAAACATCGCTTCCCCTTGGGTCTATGCGATTACTGGGGCAGCACCTCCGACAGCACAGAGGAACAACGACCGAAAGGTCTTGACCCTTACAAGTGCGAGCCAAATCCAGATCCTCGGCGGCGGTCACGGTGATGCGTTGGCGTTCGATATCGACGACGTTCAGCGGGTTGTTATGCGGGCTCGGATCGGTGCATCGACCTTTACCAGTGGATCCATCTTGGTCTTCGGTCTCGGTTCGGCTCGAAACGATACCGCCGACAGCGTTACGGCTCATGCTTGGTTCCGAATGGAAGGGGCTAACAGCACGAGCCTTGTTTACGTTGAAACGGATGACGATGTGCGAGACAATAACGATGTCTCGACCGGCGTTGCCCTTGGGACGACCTACAAGGAATTCGTTATCGACTTCACTGGCGGCAAGCAGGACGTTAAGTTCTACGTTGACGGAGTGCGAGTGGCGAAAGAAACAACCTTCGACATGTCTGGCTACTCGGCTGGCCTTCAACCGATTGTTCAGCTTCAAAAAGCGGCAAATACAAACGCCGACGTTTTCGAGCTGGATTACATCGAAATCGACGGCAAGCGTCAGTAACCGATGAGCCTTCATGACCTCATCAAAGAGGATGCCAAGAAGGTCTTCGCCAACCTCAATGATTTTGCAGAACCTGCTGGATACAAAAAACGTAACGGCAGGACTCGCAGCATCAAGGCTGTTATCGTTCGCGAAGCTCTAGGCGTCCTCCCTGAAGATGGCGACGTTGTGTATCCTGTTTTTGAGGTGCACGTTGCCAATGATGAAAATGAAGGAATATCGAGCGATGAGCTCAACTTAGGTGGTGATGAATTAAGTTTTTCGGATCG